CACCGAGATTGCAGGGCAGATAGGGCTTGATGATGTGCAGATAGTGGAAACCGATGGCACAAAGATTATCGCAGTCAAACGCACCGACATTGACCTTGACTCAAAGCAAGGGCGAGAGATGGCTCTTGCGGATAATGCAACCGCAGCCGTTGACCTTGAATGGGATACAACCGCAATCGCAGATGTTTCTGCCGAGTTTGACTTGGATGCTGGAGAGTGGGGAGTAAACCTTGATTTTATGCCATTGGATGTTGATGGAGAAGATGAAGAAGACAACGAACCAACACCTCACGATAATGCAGAGGCAGAAAAACTATTAAACGATGCAATGCGTGAAAATGTGAGCGAAACGGTAGATAGAATTGACTACACGATGAAGCAGGGTTGGTTAATGAGTGACTTAACACTTGGGGTTGTAAAGGCGAACTTTATTAAAAGCAAATATTATGGGGCAAAGTACCGTGGTATAAATAGCCTTTTGTTTTGTCCTGAACGGTTTTTTACTGCAGCAAACACAACGGATTATATGTCGCAATTAAGAGCGATAAAATGCGGTGGCAAGGCTGGCATTGCTGGGTGCAGAACACTTTCAAGCGATGGATATCTTTTGAGGGTGTTACTAAAAGCTGGATATCCAATTGGGGGCGCAAGGATGCCTTTGGATTTCCCAGCAAACAAGGCAGAGGCTATTTATAACGAGTTCTCGCCAGAAGGCAGAAAGCCTGATGTCCTTGACCCTTGCCACGGATGGGGTGGTAGGTTGGTGGGGGCATTGCTTGCGGATGTAAATAGTTATGTTGGAATTGACCCATCACCAGTGGCACACAAAGGTGTTGAGAGAACATACAATGCTTTTAAAGATTACACCGAAACAAAGAGTGTCCACTTAATACAAGAATGCTTTGAAGATGTAAGGCTTGAAGATGATAGTTTTGACATTGCGCTTACATCTCCACCATATTTTGATGTCGAACGATATGAGGGTGAGCAGACAAGCCACGTCCGCTATAATAAGTACGAAAAATGGGTTGAGGGGTTTTATAGACCCTTAATTTCTAATACATACAAAGCACTGCGCAAGGGGGGGGTGTTTGTGTTGCAAGTAGGTTCACAAAGTTATCCGCTTGAAAAAGATGGGAAAAGGATTGCAGAGGAGGCTGGGTTTGTGTGCGAGGATGTGCGCTCGTTTGTAGGCAAAACAAATAACAATCTTCACAAGACAAAAGAAAATGGCGAGGTGTTAATAATACTTCGCAAGGGAGGAACAAAAGATGGCTAACGATGAGAATATAAAGCAACATCAATTTGATGTGATAACAGCGAGCCAACAGCGAGAAATAGCATCAAAAGGTGGCAAGGCAAGTGCAGAGGCAAGGAAAGCAAAGAAAGATTTGCAGTACTTTGCGAGAATTGTGCTTGATGAAATCATTACCGACAAGAAAGGCAACGAAATGCCGACACGATACGCAATGTTGAAATCGGTGCTTAAAAAGGTGCTTAAAGACGGCGATGTGTCTGCGTTCAAGGCGATAGCAGCACAAGCGGGCGAACAACCGCAAGACACGGCGGTTAACGCTCCAGTCGTGGTCGTGGTGAACACAAGCGACAAAGGCGCAAAGGCGATGGAACAATTAAAAGAGATTGACTAATGGAGTTTGATACTGGCAAGATATACGTTGACACTTTGGACTACATCGCACAAGGCAAGGCGGTGGTCGTGAACAAAGGCGGGACACGCTCGGGCAAAACGTGGTCGCTGTTGCAGGTGTGCGTATGGCTTGCCACAAATCAAAAGAACAAACTAATATCAGTCGTGGGCGAGAGTGTGCCATTCCTCAAGCGTGGCGCAATGCGTGACTTTAAGACTATGGTCGGGGGCGATTGGCGAGTGGAATGGTGGAATGCAACGGACAAAATTTACACCATTCCCACGACTGGCTAAAGCATTGAGTTCTTCTCTGCGGACAACGAATCTAAGGTACACGGCTCAAGTCGTGACTATCTTTTTTTGAACGAGTGCTACTTTATTGACTGGGAGATATACCGACAATTAGCCGTTAGAACACGCAAGGCGATACTTTTGGACTACAACCCACGCTCACGCTTTTGGGTAGATGAGCGTTTAATCGGTCGTGAAGATGTGGCATTGATACATAGCACCTACAACGATAACCCGTTTTTGAGTGAGAGGCAAAGAGCAGAGATTGAGAGTTACCAAAGCGATGCGAACTGGTGGCGGGTCTACGGACTGGGCGAAACTGGCAGCGTTGAGGGGCTTGTTTATACCAACTGGCAAATCGTGCAAGAATTGCCGCAGGTGTTCAAGCGGGAATTTTACTGCGTGGACTTTGGCTTTACCAACGATCCAACGGCCGTGCTTAGAGTTAGATTGAGCGGTGGCGAGTTGTGGGTGGATGAATTGACCTACCAACGTGGAATGCTCAATGCTGACATCGTGCAGGTGTTGAAAGATGCGGGTGTGCCACGCAATGCGGAAATAGTGTGCGACTCAGCCGAGCAGAAATCTATTGCCGAGATTAACAACATAGGCGGTTATCGTGCAGTCGCTTGCACTAAGGGCAAAGGCTCAATCGTGGCAGGGATAACCAGTGTGCAAGCGTACAAACTGAACGTGACGCAAAACTCTTTAGGCTTGATTGACGAGTTGCGCAATTATTCTTGGAAACGTGACACGAATGGCGCATATATCAACGAGCCAGTAGACCGATACAACCACGCACTTGATGCGCTGCGATACGGAGTTACTACATATCTAAGCACAGCCAAACCGCTGACCCTGCCGAGGGTACATATAGGGCGCATTTGCTGATGTTTAACGACTAAATGGATAAGTTATGCACAACGACCAAAATAAACGCTTAGAGCGCACGAAAAAGCGATTACAGCGCATTCTTATGGCGGTGGACTACCGCAGAAAGCAGCGGCTTAAATACCCGCTTGCCGATTTCGTTTGCCTTATGCCTTATATGGCAAAGGACAGCGTGGCGCAACTGGCCACGATTGAGCCGCCCGCAAAGTTCTGCAAGAAAGCCGTGCCAAAAGATTTGCAGGGTGTGAGCTTTGGAGTGTTGACCCGCTTACAGCAAGCACCCGACCAAAAGGACATCGTGAAAACGTGGTGCAACCTTGTTTCGGTTTTGACCGATGTGCCTGCCGAGAAAGTGCGATGGTGCAAGGCTGTTGAGGTGCTTGGTATTGTCAATATGATACAGCGTGAAATGGAGCGAATCGGCAAGCTATTTCAATCGCTACAAACCGAACACTCAAGCGATGAACTGCAAGCGGGCATTGATAAGTTAAACTTTGGGGCATTCGGCATTGTGGACTGGTACGCTAAACGTATGGGCATCGTTGACCACGAGGAGGTCTTTGCGACTCCGTGGGCGAGAATTTGGCAATGTATGCGTATAGACCACGAAAATAATGAGTTCGAGAAACGTTATAGGAATATTATACAAAGGGGGATAAAGAAAAAATGAGACCAACGGCACAAGTGGCGCACGACTTGGGGTGTCACTTTATTTACGATGAATGGGGCAGGGTAAATCTTCACGCAGATAAGCTCAAGATTGGCGATAAGCTGATTGTGGAAACCTTGCCAACAAGCGGGCAGATTGACACACGTTTTGCGCCCATAGTCAAAACCAGTCGCACGGCTATCTTTGCTTTTCTCAAGCATTGTGACCTTGATTTTGATGGTGCAGAGGTGGGCGGCATAATTGATGAAATGCTCGGTGTTGCAAAGCACTTTATTTTGATGCTTGATGCGACTGGGTTGTATGAGCCGATTAACGGCTTGTTAGACTACAACGTGGTTTTAGATTGGTTAGACGCAAATATGGCGGGTGTGCGTGTCACGCTTGAGCTTAAAGAGATTGATGGAGGCTGTGCATAATGGCCGAGATGATGTACTTTAACCGTGAACTGAGCGAGGCTGTGGCAAATCGTTTGCAGGTGCTTAGAGATGATATTGCCGAGAGCATAAACGCACACGGCTTGACCGCAAGCGGGCGCACGGCTCAAAGTCTGCGTGTGGTCGTGACCGACAAAGAGGTTTCGCTATATGGTCGTGCGTTCTTCCCTGCCCTTGAGACTGGTTCAAGTGCTTGGACTGGCAGGACTGGGGTGCGATGCACGTTTTATGAGTTCAAAGAGATTATAAGACAATGGGCGCAGGCGAAAGGCCTGAACTTTGGACAAGCCGCAGAACACGAACGCACAATCGGGGCGATAACCGCCTCAATTATCCGTACTGGCACAGCTCAAACAAGGCGGCAGCGTTTAGATGTCTACACCACCTTAGTTGATGAGGCTGTGAATGATTGCGCAGATATAATGGTGGATATTACCAATGCGCAGGTTG